AACGCGGTCACGTCCACACACATCGCCAACGCGACGGTCACCCTTGGCAACCTGGGACAGAACGGCTGCACCGATGGGCAGCTTATGAAGTGGAACAACGGCGCCTCTGCCTGGCAGTGCGCAGCAGATGTCGATGTCGCGGTCCAGCGATGGCAGGCATTCACCGGCCAGGAAGCAACGTGCGAGGGCATGACCTTTGACCAAGCCGCGCAAGAGCCTGGGGCGCCCGCCGGCAAAGATTGACTCAGCCGAATTGGAGAAGCTGGCCGGGCTGCAATGTACCCAGGAGGAGGCCGCCGCGTGGTTCGGCGTATCCTTGGCGACGATCAAGCGCCGTCTGCGCGAGGACAAATACCGCGCCGTCTGGGAAAACGGACTCGGCAAAGGGCGGATAAGCCTGCGGCGGCACCAGTTCCGGCAGGCCGAAAAGAGCCCCGCCATGGCGATCTTCCTCGGCAAGCAATACCTCGGGCAGGTCGACCGGAAGGAACTCGAGGTCGGCAACCCTGGCGATTTCGAGAATCTGACCGATGGGCAACTTGACGACCAGCATACCGAACTCGACCGGGAAATTGCGGAGTTTGAAGATACAACTCCTGGAGGTGAAACGGGAGAAGGTCCGAAGACGAGACACTAGGCGCCAGGACACCATAAATGCCGAGTGCGCCCAGGATCTGGTCGGCTGGGTCAACGACTGGGTCTGGACCTTCGATCCCCGCGAGACCACCCAGGGCCGGGCCGCGTATTTTCCGTTCAAGCTCTGGCCGATCCAGGCCAAGTACCTGCGTTGGCTCGAGGCCAGGGTCGCGGGTCGTGACGAGGCGGTGGTCGAGAAGTCCCGCGACATGGGCGTCAGCTGGCTCAATGTCGCGTTCGCGGTCCACCGGTGGCTCTACCATCCGGGATTCAAGACCACCTTCGGGGCGAACAAGGAAGACAACGTCGACCATCTGGGCGACCCCGATGCGCTGTTCGAAAAGCAGCGGCTCCTGCTGAGCTACCTGCCGACATGGATGTTGCCCACGGGGTTCTCGCGCAAGCAGCACGACAATTTCTGCCGGCTGATCAACCCGCACAACGGCAACGTGGTCAGCGGCGAGGCGGGCGACAACATGGGCCGGGGCGGCCGATCCTCGGTCTACTTCATCGACGAGGCCGCACATGTCGAGCGCGCCGAGCGGGCCGATGCCGCCACCTTGGCCTCGGCGGATTGCCGGATCTGGTGTTCGAGCGTCAACGGGATGGGGAACACCTTCGCCCGCAAGCGGTTCAGCGGCAAGATCCCGGTTTTCACGATGCATTTCCGCGACGACCCGCGCAAAGATGCGCAGTGGGAACGCCAAATGCGCGACCGGACCGACGAGGCGATCTTCGCGGCCGAATACGACATCGACTATTCGGCCAGCGTCGAGGGCATCTGCATCCCGGCCAAATGGGTCGAGGCGGCGCGACGGATCGCCGATCTGGTGCCGATCCTGGCGGCGCCGGGCGGCTACGGCGGACTGGACGTCGGCGGCGGCAAGGCCAAGTCGGTCTTCATCGCCCGCAAGGGACCGGTGGTCCAGATGCCGGTGGCGTGGAAAGATCCAGATACGATCGAGACCGCGCATCGCGGCCTGGATGCGGCCCGCGCGGCCGGGGTCGAGGTCCTGAACTATGACTCGGTCGGCATCGGATTCGGGGTCACGGCCGCCCTGAAACGCGCCGACACCAACGGGCTAAAGGTCGCCGGGGTCAATGTCGGGCTGCCGCCGTCCAACCGGGTATGGCCGGACGGCCGACGCAGCCACGAGAAGTTCGGCAACCTCAAGGCCGAAATCTGGCATGTGGCCCGGGAGACGTTCAAGCGGACCTATGAGCGGGTCCTGTGGGAAGAGGGCCAGGAAGGCGGGATCAGGCATCCGATCGACGAATGCGTGAGCCTTCCCAACCATCATGATCTCGCGATGCAACTCAGCCTGGTGCGACGCTTCCGAAACGAAAAAGGCAAGATGGTGATGGAAACCAAGGCCCAGCTTGCCGCGCGTGGGATCGCGAGTCCCGATTATGCCGAAGGGTTCGTGCTGACGTACGTAGAGCCGGCCGAGCGCCGCCGCATGATCGATCTCGTGGGCTACTGATGCCGGTCGACACCAGACACGAGGACTACACGGCCCATGAGGGCCGGTGGCGCCGGGTTCGGGATGTGCTCGAGGGAGAGCACGCGGTCAAGCAGGCGGGCGAGAAATACCTGCCCAAACTGAAGCGCCAGAACATGGAGGATTACGCCGCCTACCAGAACCGGGCGCCGTTCTTCGACGCCAGCTCCCGCACCCTGGACGGGCTGGTCGGGGCGATCTTCCGCAAGGACCCCTCGGTCACGATGCCGCAAAGCCGCGAGGCTGTGCTTGAGAACGTCACCCAGCGCGGGACCTCGTTCGACGCCTTCGCGAAGGAGACCACGGCGGAGGTAATTTCGCTTGGCCGGTACGGGATCCTGGTCGATGTCTCGGACACTGGTGGCGAGCCATACCTGGCCGGCTATGCGGCCGAGGCGATCCTGAACTGGCGCGTGTCGATCATCGACCGGCAGCCGGTTTTGTCGCTGGTGGTGCTGCGGGAGACCAAGTCGGAGCCCAAGTCGGACGATCCATTCGGGACGACGGAGATCGAGCAGTTCCGGGTGCTGCAGCTGGGCCGGCTGGATGGCGCCAAGGGCGCGCTGGTCTACCTGCAATCCCTGTGGGAGCGCCGGCCGAACGCCGCCGGGTCGGATGATCTGCTGCTGACGGTCAAGCCGTTCGCGCCAACCAGGCGCGGCCAGCCGCTGGACTTTGTGCCGTTCCAGTTCATCGCGCCCAGACAACTAGGCCCCGAGGTGGCCAAGAGCCCCATTGACGGGTTGGTCAATACCAATCTGGCCATCTACCGGACCAGCGTGGACCTGAAGCACGGGGCGCATTTCACCGCCCTGCCGACGCCGGTCATCGCGGGGTCGATAATCGGCGGCAGCGACGGCGACACGACGCTGTCGATCGGCGGGCCCACGGCTTGGCAACTGGAGAAAGACGCCAAGTGGGGCATGTTGGAATACACCGGCCAGGGCCTCGGCGCGCTGCGCGATATCCGCGACGACGAAAAGAAGGACATGGCCGTGCTGGGGGCGCGCCTGCTGGAGGACCAGAAATCCGGCGTCGAGGCCGCGGCGACGATCTCGCTGCGTCACCGGGGCGAGAACAGCCTCCTGGCCAGCATCGCCGACACGACCGGCCGCGGGCTGCAGCAGGCGCTACGATGGCTGGTCGAATGGGCCGGGGCGGAATCCTCGGACGATGTGACGGTCGAGCTCAACCGCGACTTCTTCGAAAAGGCCATGACGCCCAAGGATACCATCGAACTGGTGGCGGGCTGGCAACAGGGCGGCTTCGGTGGCGATGTGCTGTATCACAATCTGCGCGAAGGCGAGCGCCTGCCGCCCGGGATGACCAAGGAAGAGTGGATCAAGGATATCGAGGACAACGGGCCGAGCGCGGCGATGTTCGGGGGCGATGACGGACCTGCGGCCTGATGGTCGACACCACCAACGAGGCCCTGTTCGACGCGGCGAACCGGCATCAGGTATTCCTGCTGCGCTTCGGCGGATCGTCCGCCAACCGCATCGTCCGCCTGCTCGACAGGGCCGATGCCGACCTCATAAGCCGCATCAGGGATCGGGTCGACCGGCTGGGCCCGGTGGACCGGCAGGAGTTCGGATCGGGCCTGGTGACGACGCGGCGGCTACAGGCGCTGCTTGACGGCGTCCGGACCCAGAACCGCGATATCCGCACGGCGCTCAACGACGGGCTGACGGTAGATTTGGACCAACTGGCCGAGCTAGAGGTCGATCTGACGGTCCGGCGGCTCGACGAAGCCATCGGGGTCGATCTGGGCAATCTGCGACCATCGCCCGAAATGCTCCGCGCGGCCGTCCGATCGGAGCCGTTCCGGGGCCGGCTGTTGCGGGATTGGGTCGCCGACTGGGACCGGCGCAAGGTCAGCAACGTCCAGGCCGCGATCCGGCTCGGGCTGGTCGAGGCCGACACGACACCGCAGATCGTCCGGCGCGTCCGACAGGCGGCCGAGGTGAGCAAGCGCGGCGCCACGGCGCTGGTGCGGACATCGGTGAACCACATTGCCAACCGGGCGCGGGAGATGGTCTATCAGGCCAATGACGATCTCGTGAAGGCGCTGCGCTGGACCGCGACTTTGGATTCTGCAACGACTCTGATTTGCCAAGCCAGGGACAAACGCACCTTTCCCCTGGATACCGGCCCACGACCGCCAGCGCATATTCAGTGCCGCTCTATCATGACACCGGTGACCCGTAGTTGGGACGAACTAGCCCAGGACGGCGCGCTTAAACGCGGCCGTGGCGCGAACAACATAGACCGGCTATTCGAGCGGCGGCTCCGCGAGCAAGGCTTCACGGCCCAGGAGATCGCAGGCATCAAGCGCGACACCAGGGCCGCGATGACCGGACAGGTGCCGGGCGACCTGTCGTATCAGGATTGGATCAGGCGGCAACCGGCCGCCTTCCAGGACGATGTGCTAGGCCCGACCAAGGGCGCGCTGTTCCGCCGCGGCGATCTGACCCTGGATCGGTTCGTCGACATGAGGTCGGGCCGCGAGTTCACGATCGACGAACTGCGGTCGAAGAACGAGGAGGCGTTCATGCAAGCGGGGGTTTGAAGGTCAATCAGGCCCGCGATAGTCTCGCAGCCCCATGGACCAAGCCGCGCACGCGAGCGCCACATGGAGCGGGACCGGATAATCGAAGCCCTTGCGGGTGCGGCCGGTTTCCAGCGCGGCCACGGTATCGCGGTCCATTTCGAGCATCCGGGCGGCGGCCGATCCGGAGCGGAAATTGCCGGACCGCCAGCGGGCGAACTGTTCGTTCGTCATGCTCATCGTTCAGTCGCCGTAGATGCGCTGTCGAGAGCTTCCACATGGAGATGAAAGCCCATTGCCTGCGCAATGTTCAGTGCTCGATCGACACAGGGCTGACACATCGATAGAGGTTCGTTCCCAGGCCAAAAGACTCGTTGGGTGGCTGGCGCTTCGCATGAATTAGTTCCGCATTCGCTCATCAATCGATCCTCCAAGGGGTTGACTGGGGTTAGGCGTTGTCGGCCATCAGATTGGATGCGTGGATGCAGAGCTTGCCGCCATCGTCGAACCGGACCAGATACCAGTCCGGTCCCGGCATTGGCAGATTGATGGCGCGCGGCCGAGCAATCGTGGCCTTCTCTTTCCAGTCCGGCTCAAAGTACGGGCCGACAAGACGCTTCACTCTCACGGTCTGATTTGGGCGGTACATGATTGCCTCCAGGGTCGGGGTGCGGGGCTGGGTCAGTCCTTCGGGATCGAGACTTGAATGAGGGCGGCGCCGTCGTTGTTGACGATCCAGCAAATGAAACAATCGTCGTATTCGATGGTCTCGCGCAGTATGCGGTCGGCCTGTTCGGCGGTCAGTTCGGAAAGTAAGATCATCGGGGCCTCCTGGGCTGGGGTGAATGGGCTGCTTGGCCGTCTACATCTAATATATGGTGGCCCGACCACGGATTACAAGCCGGAAAAGCGGCTAGACCACGACTTATTCCGAATGGTGACGACTATCCTGGACGTATCGACACCGGCGCCCGTTTCGTGATCCGCCCAACTGCGCTAAGATGGCCCCATCGCAGACCAAGACCACAAACGCTTTCGTGTCGTCGATGGGGACCGCACACCCAAGCCCTACCACCGTGGCCGGGGCGCCAAGCAGGTCGTGTGCCGGGTCTGCGAGGCCGACACCGGGGCCGCCGGTAGCGAGTTCATCGAGACCGTGCTGGCGCCGTTCGAAAGCGGTGGCCGGATCGCCAAGCGCCGAGCCACCAAGTCGCTGATCTGCGTCGGGTGCCTGGCACGCGGGAAGATTACGAGGATCTCCTGATGAAGAACGACGATTGGCGGAACAGATCGCCGTATCTCTGGTTCGCGTGGTATCCAGTCCCTCTAGGCGCGCTGGCGAGCGGCCGGCTTGTCTGGTTGCGCACGGTCCTTCGGGTGCCGAGTGCGCCGGACATCTATCAGCCGGCTGAAATGGCCGATTGAGGCGCTGGGCGCCATAGGTTCGCTGCCTCTCTCAGGAACGGCAGCCTCTCCCAAGTTCATTTCAGACTAGCGCGGCTGTCCACCCAGGCGGCCCATCGGAGCGCCCATGTCCCACACGATCCGATTCCAGAACACCGAGACCAACCATCTCGGCGATTACATCCGCGCCGCCGCCGCCCGTGGCCTGCCGCTGATCGAACGCGACAGCCACACGGAGGCCCGGGGCGCCGTGGTCTGCGGCCTCGGGGGGTCGCTGCAAAAGCCCAGCGTGTTGCGCCAGGTCCGGGCCAAGGCCAAGGCCGGCTGGCGGGTCTTCGCCCTCAAGGAGGCGATCGGCTTCCTGCGAGAGAAGAACATCCCGGTCCACTACTCGGTGAACATGGACCCGACCACGCGGGAGGTGCCCAGGACCCCGGTCCACGAGGGGGTAACGTACTGCCTCGCATCGAGTTGCCACCCGGAGCTCTATGACTCCATCATCAGCCAGGGCGGCGACGCGCGGGTCTATCACAGCGCCTGCGGGTACACGAAAATCAAGTTCGACCCAGGGTTCGTCATGGAGCTGACGGACCAGCAGAAAAGCATCGTGCTGGGGAACTTCGTCTATGCGACCGATGACGGGTGCGAGTTCTGCCCCGTGGCGGTCGGCGTGGTGGATGAGGTCGCCCACTATCGGGAGTTGTTCGGCAACGGCGACACCATGTGCGGCGGCTTCACGGTCGGCAACCGGGCGGTCGCGCTGGCCCACTATATGGGGTTCCCGCACATCTTGGCCGCGGGGCTGGATTTCGGATGGCGCGATGGCGGGACCTATTATGCGGAGTTCTGCAAGGCGGAACCGTTGCGCGACGTGTTCATGCACGACGATGGCAAGGTCGACGGTCGCCCGTGGCACACGAGGCCGGACCTGCTGGCCAGCGCGGTCGATCTCGCGCGCAAGGCCCGCAGGGGGATGGTGACCATCATCGGCGATAGCTTGGCGGCGTCGCTGGCCAAGCGGGACGATGAATATCTGGATCGCGTGGCGGTGGTGAGTTGATCGACGGTTCCAAATCCGCGTTAGTGTGATACCATGCGCCTGTCTGGCATCACAGTGAAGCGGAGTATCGGCCGCAAGCGGATGCGTCGGAAACGGGGTGAGAGATGACGGAAATACGAGTCCAGGAGTTAGAGCCGGTTCAGCCATTGACAAAGGACGAGGTCTTCCGCATCGAGGCGCTAGGGGCTGCGGCTACATACTTGGCCACGCGATCAAGCCCGCATAGCCCGTTGGATTATGCCGAGCACTTCCGACATTGGCTGAAGACCGGCGAGGATACGCTGACTGTGCCGAACCCGTCCGGGCGGCAGTGATGGGCGAGCTTCAACCCTTGGCTCGGGGCGAGGTTCCAGCCGATGACCCAGTGTATAGCTATGGCCTGCTCGGATTTGAGCCGCAGCCTGACATCACGGCATATGAATTGGCGCGGATCATGCAGTTGCCAGCGGGGCCGGGTGCGTATTCCGGGCTATTTCTGGGCGAGATGAAGAACATCGATCCCGATCTACGGCGGCATCTAGTGGCCACGCCGTGGCCAGAATGATTGAAGGTAATCGATGATGTGCTGGCTGCGGTCAATCTGGAAGCGTCTGCGCAAGGAATTCGAACCCAGCGACGAGGTGCGATTTTCGTCCAAGGCTCAGGAAGAGCGGTACTACGACTGGCTTTGGCGTGAGCACGGCGGGACCAAGATCGGGTGAACGGTGATGGAGGCCATACCCAAACAGGCGCTGACCGGCTTCATGCTCTTCTGCCCCGATTGCAAGGAGCATACCGATCATCGGGTGACAAGCTGGGAGACCGCCGACGGTGTCCGTGGCGTCGTGTCCCTCTTCTGCCAGAAGTGCGCTCGAACGGTGTTGGCCGAACTGTCGTCGCTGCCTCTTGCTAATATTGCCGATCCGGTGATCAGGAAGACCGGGTGACCGCTGAGATGCCGAAATTCCCCGATGACTACATTTGCCGGACATGCAACGGCCTGGGCGGGCTGCCTGGGACCGATTGTGCGGCCTGCGGCAATCACGGCATCCATTATTCCCACCCGCACCGGCAGCACCCTGAGCGCGATTACCGGGGGATAGTCACGGCCGAATGGTGCGAGGCGCAGACGGAGCGGAGGCGCAAGGAAGTGCTGCGGTGGGCCAGTCGGTCTGGCTATTCGGACGCCCTGTGCAAGACCGAGACACGCAGCCAGTGACCGCCGACGAACTCCTCGCGGCCCTCTCGACCCTTGGCTGGAAGCGCACCGATCTAAAGCGCCGCCTCGGGGTCCACGCGAACACGGTCACGTTCTGGTGCCACGGCCGCCGGTCGGTGCCGGGCTATGTCGAGGCCTATGTCGGGCTGGCGCTGCATGTCCAGCGGATCGAGCGGCTGGCGAAGGAGGTTCTGTGACGCCCACCAACCACGATCTCTACTTCCCCGACCGCTGCATCGAATGCCCGGCCCTGCTGAGCGAGGCCACGGCGGGCGACCGGTGCGCCGAATGCCTGGAGCGGGCGCGGGTGGCGGCCAAGGGCGACGAGCGCGTCCTGGTGCTGCAGCGGGCCGTGGCGGGCTGACCGAAGGGACAAGATCAATGACCGATCCGATTGCATTCATCGCCCTGGACTTGACGAAGCGCATCCCGGCGCTCCAGGCCCGCGACGGCACCAAGCTGACCAATCAGGCCAAGCGGCTGGAGCCGGCGATCGCCGAGACGGTCGCGGCCCTGGGGGCGGAGGGCTATGAGATCAGGCGGAAGGCACCGCCACCGTCGAGATTGGGCATCGGCGCGGCCAGCTTGAATGCCGGCCTTGGAGGTAAGGAACGGCCGCCGTCCGGCGAGCCCACCAACGCCGGCGGCCCCACGACCAAACCCTCGCCCAAATAGCCACCGGACACGCCGCCGCGCCTGGTGGCCGGCAGGAAACGACCGGCGGGGCCTCATCTCCCCGACCTCACCTGTGGCGCGCGGCGTGTACCTGCCCAATCCCCAGCGGTCCAGCGGACCATCAGCAACGCGGCAGCGCCGCAAAGGAGCCACCATGGCACTGAAGGCCATTCTCGATTCCCTCGACACCGTGCCAGAGGCACAGCGGGGCCTCTATACCGAAAAAGACGGCAAGTTCATCCTCGACCTCGAAGGCATCGAGGACCATCCCGGCGCCAAGTCGCTCAAGAACGCCCTCGAGATGGAGCGCAAAGAAAGGCTGAAGCGCCAGGACCGGATCGACGAGCTCACCAAGGAGGCCGAGAAGTTCAAGGACCTGGACCCGGATCGTGCCCGCGAGGCCTTGGCCAAGGTGCTGGAGCTGGGCGACAAGGAGTTGATGGACGCGGGCAAGATCGACGAGCTGGTGGATCAGCGGACCGAGCGTATGCGTGCCGATTCCGAGTCGCAACGCACCACCCTGGAGGCGGCGCGCGATACCGCGACGACGGAGCGCGACACGGCGCGGGAGCGGCTCGCCAAGGAGGTGATCGACAACCGCATCATGGTCGCGGCTACCGAGGCCGGGGTGCGCAAGGGCGCCATGCCTGATGTGCTCTCCCGCGCTCGCATGACATGGCGGCTTGACGATGCCGGCGAACCGGCGGCGTTCAAGGACGACAATCGAATCTTCGGCAGCGACGGCAGCAAGCCAATGACGATGACCGAATGGGTATCTGGGCTGTCGTCCGACGCCGAACACCTGTTCGAGCCCAACAAGGGCGGCGGCGCCCAGGGCGGCACCGCGGACAAGGACGGCATCTCGATCATCAGCCCGTCGCAGGCCGGCGGCAATCTCGAAAAGATCGCCAGCGGCGAAGTGCAACTCAGCGAATAGCCCCTACTGCCCCGGCGGCGTGGATCAGCGATCCGCCCCGCGCCCGGCTCAGCGAGCCGTCTTGTCGATTTCCCATTAACCCGAAAGGACCACCGTGATGGCTAACAGCCTTACGAACATCCTTGACAAGATCCTGGCTCGGGGCCTGATGACGCTTCGTGAGGCTGCCGTTATGCCGCGTCTTGTCAACGTCGACTTCTCCACCGATGCGGCCCAGAAGGGCAACACCATCGATGTCCCCAAGCCGGTGGCGCAGACGGTCAGCGATGTGACCCCCGGACCGACCCGGGCGAGCTCCGCCAACACCACGCCGGGGTTGGTGCAGATCCCGCTGGACCAATGGCGGCAGACGAACTTCTTCCTTTCCGACAAGGAAATGGTCGAGGTGGACCGAAACCGGCATTTCATCCCGATGCAGACCAGCGAGGCCGCCCGGGCGCTGGCCAACGATCTCGACACCAAGATCCACGAGAAGTATGTCGGGATTTACGGCTATGTCGGCACTGCGGGCGTGATCCCGTTCTCGACCGTCAAGACGGCGACCGACGCCCGCAAGGTGCTCAACGAGCAGTTGGCGCCGATGAACGACCGCCGGGTCGTGATCGATCCGACGGCCGAGTCCCAGGCCCTCCAACTGTCGGCCTACAGTGACGTCGAGAAGACCGACGACCGGGCCGTCAAGATCGAGGGCGAGATCGGGCGCAAGTTCGGCATGGACCATTTCATGTCGCAGAACGTCGTCACCCATACGGCGGGCACGGTGCCGAACGGCCTCGTGTTCAGCACCACGGCGGCCGGCGTGTCGGCGATCGATCTCATGGGCAACTCGACCCTTGGGACCTTGGTCACCGGCGATATCTTCACCATCGCGGGCGACACCCAGACCTATGTCGTGCAAGCGACCGTCACCATCGTGTCGACGCCCGGCGCCACCGTGGCATTCGGCCCGGCTCTGGCCCAGATCGCATCGGCCAATTCGGCGTGGGTCAAGAAGTCCACCCATGTGGTCAACCTGGCGTTCCAGCGGAATGCCTTCGCGTATGCGACCCGGCCCTTGGCGCAGTCGGTCACCGGGCTCCAGGGCGGCAACATCATGCGCGTGTTGCAGGACGACCTGACCGGGCTCGTGCTGCGGCTGGAGGTGGTGCGCGAATCGAAGCAGGATTCGTGGGAATTCGATGTTTTGCACGGAGAAGAACTGGTCCGGCCGGAGTTCGCGGCCCGGATCGCCGGCTGACCGGCGGGGCGGCTCCAGGGCCGCCCCTCGGTTTCCGTCATGTCCGCCCAGTCCCGATGAGGTGATCCATGCGCCTACCGACCGTCACGCTCCGCCATCCGACGCGCGGCATCATGAAAGTCAACGCTTACGACTTCGGCCAGGATATCCGCGGCTATGGGTCGAAGGGCTGGAAACTGGCGACGGAGAGACGTGGCGACGCGCCGGATGACGTCGTCCTGGACGCCGGCCGCGAGGCGAAGATCCAGCAACACCGCGCGAGCCATCCGGTCATGCAAAAGACACTTGGCGATGCGGACCGGATGATGGAGGAGCGGCGGATCAAGCGCGAAATCACGACCGAGGCCCCTGAGCCGGCGCCTGACCCGGCCCCCGAGCCGGCACCGGACGAAGATGCCGCGCCGGCGGTGGACCCGGACTGGGAGTCGAAGCCCTGGTTCGAACGCCGGGCCTACGTGAAGAAGATCACCGGCACCGATCCGAGCAACGCCCTGCACGCCAAGGAACTGATGGCCGCCCTACAGAAAGCCGACTGATGAAATTCTCCGCCCCACTGGGCCTGCTCCCCACGCTGGCCGAAAACGAGCTTTGCATCTTCGTCGGCTGCGACGCCCGCTATGCGCGGACCTACGCGGGGCCGCTGGTCCGCAGCATCGACCGGAACTCGCCGCACCGGCCAGTCCATCTGCACATCGTCAACCCCGATGACCGGCTGGAGACCGAACTCTCGACCCTGGCCTCGGAGCGGTCCGGCGCGGCCCTGACCTGGACGACGGAACAGACCGATTTTGGCGAACTGAACGCCGCCGCCCGGACGGTCTACTACGCCTGCGTCCGGTTCATCCGCGCTTTCCAGGTCATGAGCGCGGTGCCGGCGCCGTATCTGGTCCTGGACGCGGATTCGATCGTCCGCGATCATATCGTGGTGCCGGACGATTGCGACGCGGGGCTGTATCTGAGACCCGAGAATCCCGACCACATGAAGATCGCCGCCGGCGCGGTGCTGCTCTGCCCGACCAAGGCCGGGATGGCATTCGCGGCCACCGTGGCCAAGGCACTTGCCGAGCGTCTGCCGAAAGCGATGAAAACCGTCGGCTGGTTCCTGGACCAGATGGTGATCGAGCGGGCGCGCGAGACCGCGGCGGCACACGGGGCCCGGATCCACGATTTCAGCCAGGATCGGCTGCTCGATTGGGAATTCCGCCCAGATACCCAGATCTGGACCGGCAAGGGGCCGCGCAAGCACGGCAACAGCACATTCGGGGTCGAGGCGAAGCGATACGCCGCCGGGCCCGGCATCTGGGGGCCGGCGGAGCCCGAGGGGCAGCGCGTCCTGATCCTGCGGCCGTTCATGGACCTGCCGTTCAAACGGCCGCCCCTGGGGCAGCGCCGGTGCCTGGACGCGCAGACGGTCGCGCTGCGGTTCTACTGGTCTAGGATGGCCGACACGCTCCAGGCGGCGTTTCTGGCCCGTGGACACGATGCGGTGATCCTTGAGCGGCCCATGTGGGAGTTCACGCCCGAGATGGTGAACGCCCACCGGCCCGATCTGGTCCTGGTGCCGCACAAGCGCGCGGCCCAGTTCGCCGGTCTCGCCTGCCCGGCCATGTACTACATGCAGATGTACGCGCGGCATCTGTTCACGGTCGACCAGAAGGGCTGGGGCGGGGGCGCGGCCCGGTATCCGGCGGATTTCACGACCGGCGATCCGCGCTCCGATGCATGGGATCGGCTGTTCGAAGCCGCGACCGGCAATGCGAGCAAGTTCGACCAGCCGGCCCATCGGGACATCGAGGCCCTGCAGGATGACGGCAGCCTGCCGCGCGGGCCGTTCATCTTCTTCCCGTGCCAGATCCCGCATGACGAGACGATCCTGTTTGATTCCGATGTGACCGAGATCGTCGCCGTGGCCGGCTTGGCGGCCTGGGCGAACGATCGGCAAGTCCATGTCGTGTTCAAGGAGCATCCGGTCAACCGGGCCAGCATGGGGCCGTTGCGGGAGGCGGCGCCGGCCTCGGAATTCGTCCACTGGATCGACGCCGGCAACGACGCAAGCGTGCATGACCTGATCCGGTACGCCAAGGCCGTCTATACGATCAACTCCGGGGTCGGGTTCGAGGCCATCGTGCATGGCAAGCCAGTGGCTGCGTTCGGACGATCGGCTTATGACGCGGTCGCGCTCAATGCGCCGCCCGCGCCCGCGTTCGACCTTGACGGACTCTGGCAAACAGTCCAGGGGAGCGGCCACTTGGCCGAAGGCCGCTATCGGAAGTTCATCGACTGGTTCGTGCGCGACTATGCGGTCGATCTCGACGACAAAGCCCGGCTCGGCCCCCGGATGGATCGGCTGCTCGGCCAGGCCGAACGGCTGATGAGCCAGCGGGCGGCGGCATGACGCTGCGTGAACTGAAGCAGCGCGCGCGATATCCGGATACCGCGATCCCGTTGCAACTCTACGCAGTAGGCGTCTGTGCCGTGACGCTATTGTCCTGGCACTTGGCCACGCGGATGTTCGGGACATGATCGACCGCGCCGAAGCCTTCCACGACGACACCCTGGGGACGGACGAAACCGACTGGTCCCCTCAACCGAAAGCCCCAACCATGAACCCGCCCCTGCGCATCTTCATCGGCTTCGACCCCCGCCAGGCCGTCGCGTACAACGTGCTGGCCATGTCGATCATCGAACACGCCAGCGTCCCGGTGCAGATCTCCCCGCTGGTGATCCAGCAGTTGCCGATCGCGAGGCAGGGCCTGACCCCGTTCACCTGGACGCGATTCCTGGTCCCGTGGCTCTGCGGCTTCGAGGGCGAGGCGCTGTTCGTCGATGCCGACATGCTGTTCCTGGCCGACCCGGCGGAGTTGTTCGACCACGCGCGGATCGAGGCGATGGGCAAATATGCCGCCGGCCATCAAGGTGACGCCGTGGCGGTGCGCGAGGATCCCGACGGCCACAAGTTCGAACGCGCCGCCCTGATCTGGTTCAACTGCGCCCATCCGGACAACCGGGTCCTGACACCCGAATATATCGAGGAAGAGAAGCCCGGCCGCGCCCTGCATTGGATCGACTGGACCAAGAACATCGCCCGCATCCCGGACGAATGGGGCCATCTGGTCGGCTACAACGCGCCCCGGGCAGCGGGCAACCATGCCAAGCTGGCCCATTACACGCAGGGCATCCCGGTCTTTCCGGAGACCTGGGAATGCGAATATGCGGCCGAATGGCAGCGGATCTTCGCCGCCACGATGATCCCGGCGGCGGCGCAGCAGATCCAGATCGACCCGAACGCCTGGACCGCCCTCATGGGCGGCAGCGTCCACGCCAAGCGGCTGCCGAGCGGGCGCATGGTGCCGAAGTTCTGGCAGGAGACTGAAATCGAACCGGCGGTCCCGGCCTGATCATGGGGGACATGATCGACGGGTTTCTGGATTCGGACGGCTGGGGCACGCTTACCGATGAACTGCGCCGGATATTCATCGCCAACGGCTGCGACCCCGCCTGTCATATATGCGATAGCGGGATTAAGGTCGACGAGCGTTTCCACCTGAAGCCGTTCTATCATGGCCCTGGCTCCGTCGAGGGCGAAGACACGACGGTTCAGGTCATGATCTGCGCCACCTGCTCCCGCACGAATCGCAAGTTGCCGCGCAATGAGGCGAAAAGGGTTCTGCAATCGGCGATCGGATCTGATGCTGACCTGGACGCTCACAAGCTGTCGCGCACTGTGATGCCGCCGCCCAAGCCGAGGCCGACGACACTGGGCGACTATGGCAATTATCAGCGGGGCGGGTGCTTTCTGGTCAATGGCAAGATTGATGCTTGACCGCAATCCCGCCGTTTGCCCGGCCACCAAATCCGGCGGCATCGGCTGCACCACGCGCAACGCCTGCCGGGTCCTGGCGTGCTGCCTCAAGACCGCCGCAGCGTGTACCAGTGATGACGCCCCAACACGATGAGGAGCAGTCCCATGGCCGAACGATTTGTAGATATTTTCACTCTTCTTGGCGACCGCATCGATTACAAGAGGGTCAGTCCGTGTGGTCTGCGGAACATGTTTGTCAATCTGACGAGTATTTATGCGGTTTTTTCCATGACTGCGGATGAAGGGCCGTCTGTCCAGATCAAGTCCGTCGGCGGGCCCATGGGCTTCCCCATGGTATCGGCCGAGGCGGCCGACGTTGCGGCGAAGATGGTCGTCAGCGTCGTACAGATGGCGGCTGACGGTCCGATGGAGGAAGTCGAAGGCGTCATGCGCCGTGTGCTCAAGGAAGCGGCAGAAGAAAACGCAGGCGCCTGATCGGCCGGCGCGGATGACGCCCGAACACGGCCCTGAAATCGCCTTCCTGGCCAATCTCGCCAAGGCCGAGGGCGTCCGGTCCTTCCTGGAGATCGGCGCCCGGAGCGGGGTGAGCTTCGGCCGCATCGCCGAGGCGCTGGATAGCCCCTCCAAGGTCGTGGCGGTCGACCTCCCAGGCGGCCCGTGGGGCAGCCCAGATACCGATCGGTCACTGCGCGACACCGCTGGACGGCTGACCACCAAGGGCCATGATGTCGACCTGGTGCTGGGCGACAGCCGCGATCCGGGCATCGTCGCGCAGGTCGAACGATCGATGCCGTTCGATCTGCTCTACATCGACGCCGACCACGCCTATGAGAGCGTCAAGGCCGATTGGGAGAACTATGGCCCGATGGCCGCAATGGTGGCGTTCGACGACATCTGGAGCCGAGACCGGGACATCGGCGGCGGCGCGGTCCTCGCCTGCGGCGTTCCGCGGCTGTGGCGGGAGATCCGCCAAGGTCACCGATATCTGGAGATCGCCGGGACCGAGAACCGCACCCATGGGATAGGGCTGATATGGCAGTCGTAGAGGGCCGCCAATGGGCGCCCACGGTGGCCGAAATCCGGCCCGATCATGTCAACCGCTACCGCTGGGCGGCCGAATGGCTGAAGGGGCATTTCGAAGCCCCCCGAGTCCTCGATGCCGCCTGTGGGATCGGGTACGGGTCCGCCATCCTGGCCCGGGCCGGATGCCGGGTCGACGGGATCGACGTGTCGCAACGCGCGCTGGATTACGCCGCCGAGCACTACCCCCACGAGCGCACCCGGTATCTGCACTCGGATGTCCTGCAGCACCGGGGCGCCTATGACGCCGTGGTGAGCTTCGAAACCCTGGAGCATGTGGCCGACGCGCAACTGGTGCTGGAACGGTTCGCCGGCCAGGCGCCGTGGCTGCTGGTCTCGGTGCCGAACGAAACGGTGCTGCCGTTCGATCCTGGACGGCATCAGCACCACCGGCGCCACTACACGACGGACGATCTGCGCGGCGCGCTCGGGATGGCCGGCTACGGGCTAGACGGGCTCTTCACCCAGATCGGCAAGACCGGGCCGGTGGAACCGGGACAGCACGGCCAGACCTTGATCGCGGTCGCGGCTCGGGCGATTTTCAGATAGGAGGCGTTATGAGGCTCTTGGTCGGTTTTCTTCTCACACTGTTCGTGGTCTTGCCGGTCACGCCAGCAAGCGCGGCGGTCGACTGCGCGGTGACGCCGCTGCAATGCCGTTGTGTCACCGCGGTCTTTCACCGACCGTGGCTGTCGCCGACCAATAACGCCGACATGCAGGCGGTGACGGTCCGGTGGCAGAATGTCGAGAGACTCGGCAACCGGCAGATTGCCAGGGCGAACGGTCAGCGGAAGCTCACCGCCGCGTTCTATATCTGGTTCGACACCTTCGGCAATCTGGCTTCGACGACTTTCAATCCGGAAGATAGCCGGATAGGGCTGCGGTTCATTTCTCCCACCGGCTCGGAACCGCGCGACATGCTGTTTTATGGCGTCTGGTCGCTCGGGGCCAATCGATCCCAGGATAGCGGTTCGCGGAACTGGCTCGTCGCCCCGCTGGACGATACCGAGGGCGAGACCGCGCCGTTCGATCTTGAATCCGGCACCTTGTCGCAATCCGTGAACGTGGGCACGACAACGGTTCTGTTCGGGGTGGCGACCGATGCCCTCCGTCTTCGGGGCGACGAGTTGTTCGACAGCGTCGAGACCGATCTGCTTGCAAACGGCTGTTGATGTGCGGCTGTAGAAAGAGGCGCGCATGGCTTGGCAGGCTGTTTACGACGATCTTCAGGTCTACTCCTCGGAGACCACGGATCATCGTGATCTACCAGTAGACGGCCTGCAGGCGCTGACCGTCGACGGGAAGCTGCACATCGGGACGTTGGACTGCTGCGGCTTCGCGCAGGTGGATGGCAAGGAGGCCGTCCTCGTCCCGCGCCCGACCGCGACCCACCGGGACATGCGCGCGCTATATCCCGATGCGGTGATCGTCCGGAGCAAGACCATTTCGACCCGGCAGTTCCACAAGGTCGAGGTGATGACCGGCCTGTGGAGTCCGATGAACCCGATTCCCCACGAAGGCTGGATGAAGGATGTCGTCGGCTGGCGCCTGTGGACCGAGACCGAGGTGTTCGATTCCGTCGGCGTGGCCGAGGCCGATTGGCCGGCGCACTGGGAGTCGCTTCCCGGCGCGGGCATCCAGGGCCTGATCCTTTACGAAAACTGGCAGTATCCGAAGGGCTACGACTGCCAGCAGGTCGTCTATGGCAAGGATCGCTATGCCTTGGCGCCGTCGCCATATGGGCCGGTTTTCCTAAACACGAACGCGCCGATCGCCGAAATCGAGCAACGCCATCCGGGGGCGGCGGTGAAGACCGGCTCCCGCCTCCCAGATGATGTCTTCTGGCCGCTGCACGGCCGGTTCACCGGCACGAACACGTTCAGATGACCGATTTCACCCAGACCGACACCGCGGCCGGGACATGCGGCACCGGGAATTTCTGCACCGGCAACTCGACGGTCGGAGATACGACCATCCTGTTCCAGGCGTCGGAAGGCGCCACCCCAGGCGCGGGCAACCAGACCTATGGCGTCGTCGGCAGCGCCGACCAGCACGATACGATCTTCTTCGAGATCATCGACGGCGACACCAACCTGGAAGATCTGACCGACGTCACCGGCAACTGGACGTTCCGGATGGACGTCAACCAGTCCAACATGAACCTGACCTGGACCGGCGCCGCCGCCTGCCGGGTCAACTCCTCCTGCGTCAACCAGGAGACGATTTGCAACGACCAGACGATCTCCGTCGGCCTCAACTCCACCGGCATCAAGACCCAGACCGTCAACCAGGCGTCCGCCATCACCATGGGCGCGACGGACCTGATCATCGCGGTCTATGCGATCGACAACGCCGACAGCATGACCCAGACGGGTCGGATGGTGGCGGACCAGAACATCTCCAACCAGTGGACGGGTGGCGCTCAAACGCTCGTCGCCTTGGACGCAACCCACGGGCATACCGCCGACGCCACTGCGTTCATCGAAGCCAAGACCCTCGCGGTAGACGACGCCACCCATGGCCACACGGCGGATAACACCACCCTTGCCGAAGGTGCGCCACTCGATATCGACGACGCAACCCACGGTCACACCGCCGACGTTGCCACTTTCACGATCACGCTTTTCCCCGCCGACTCCACCCATGGCCATGCGGCGGATCCAACGGCGTTCATCGAGGCGAAAACCCTAGCGGTCGATGAGGCGACCCATGGTCACGCGGCTGACAACACGACCCTCATATCGGGCATTCCGATCGTTGTTCAGGATGCCACCCATGGCCACACGGCCGACCAGACCTCTTTCATCGAAGCAAAGACGCTTGCGGTTGACGACGCCACCCATGGCCACACGGCGGACGCGGCCGGGTTCGTTCTAACACTTGCCCCGGCCGACGCGACGCACGGCCACAGCGCGGATAACGCGGCCCTGGCTATCAGCCTTGCGCCGGCTGACGCAACGCACGGCCACGCGGCGGACAATGCCGGGCTCGATCAAGCCCATCTGCTCGCGGTCGCGGAAACCCTCCACGGCCACACGGCCGACAACGCCACCCTGTCCGAGGGCGGGGTCATCAACCTTGTGGTCGCGGACGCGACCCATGGGCACACCGCCGACAGCCCGGCCCTGGTCCTCGATCTGACCGCGGAGGATGCAACCCATGGCCATACCGCGGATCAGGCCGGGTTCACGATCAGCTTGGCGCCGGACGATGCGGTCCACGGACACACGGCGGACAGCTCCGATCTGCTGCACACGCTGTCGCCGACGGGTGCAACTCACGGCCATACGGCCGACGCCGCGACGTTTACCGAAATCAGGGTCGCGGCCCCGGCCGACGCGCTTCATGGCCACACGGCGGACGAAGCGACCTTGGCGCAGATCCATGCGTTGGTGGTCGCCAATGCGACCCATGGCCACTTGGCCGACAACGCGACCTTCACATCATCCGGCGCCACGATCGGCCCTGCCCGAACCATCATCGTCGCCGCCCAGGATCGCGTCATTATCGTGAACCCATAGCCCACCGAGCCACATCCCGGTTTGACCGCCCCAACCGGCCAACAAGGGATAGCCACTCATGGCCAAATTCGCTGCCGACTTCGTCATGGACAGATTCCTCTCGACCATTGTGGAGGAGGTCACCAAAATCACCGTCTGCTCCGGGCAACCGGCGACATTCTCGGCCGCCAATCTGCTCGAAATATCCGGCGGCGACGCCCTGGCATTCGTGAATGTCAGCGCCGGGTCGTTCGCGGCCTTGGCGGTTGGGGACGTCGACGGTCGCAAGTTGACCATCAACGCCCACTCGGGGCTGACGGTTTCGGCCACCGGCGGCGGCAACCATGTCGCGTTGCTCAAGGTCTCGACCGCGACGCTCTACTATGTCACCACCGCCACAAGTCAAACGCTCACCGCGGGCAATCAATTGACAATAAATGCCTGGGATATCGAAATCGCCGATCCGGTGTAGCGGCGGCGCCGCCTCGGCTTTTCTTTCAGGAGACACAATGCCCAAGTATCGCGTGCAAGTCGCCGGCTGGATGACCGTCGAAGCGGAGACCGAATCCGCCGCCGTCGAGACCGCCTTGAGTGAGGTCAAGAAGGGCCGTCGCCTGAAGGCGCCCGAGGTGCGGCAGATCATCGAGTCCGCCCAGACCGAACTCGCGGTCGACAAGTCCACCTTGGGCCAGCGAGCGAGGATGTAGATGGCCACCACGACCGTCCGGCAGGACAAGGACGCCAACGCCAAGCTGGACTATCTGTTCAGCTGGGAGGCGTTCGTCGACCCCGATGCCGACAGCATCGCATCGGCCACGGTGTCTTGCCCATCCGGGCTGGCCTGCACCGGAACCGCGATCACGGCATCGACAGTCCGGGTGTTCGTATCGGGCGGGGCCGAGGGCCGGACCTACGATATCGTCAACCGGGTCTTCACCACCGGCGGCCGGACCGAGGACAAGGTCCTTCAACTCACCATCGTCCAGGTGCCGTCGGCGACGCAATCGATCGTGGTCGAGACCGGGTCGGCGAGCCCGACCAGCAATTCCTACGCCTCGGTCGCGGACGGCAATGCCTATCACGCCAGCCACCTCTATGCTTCGGCTTGGCACCAGGCCAACGACGCGCAGAAGGAAAAGGCGCTCATCTGGGCTACGCGCCTGATCGACGAGAACGTCGAATGGACCGGGTTCCAATCCCAGGACGGCCAGGCCCTGCAGTGGCCCAGGCATGGAGCTGGCGACCGCGGCGGGTTCGTGATCGACAGCAACGAGATCCCCAGGGCTTTAAAGGATGCGACGGCCGAGATGGCGCGGCTGATGCTGGGCGAGGATCGGACGGCGGAGGACGACACGCGCGGGTTCTCGATGATCAAGGCCGGCTCGGTGACGGTCAATATCGACAAGTCGGACCGCACGGATATCATCCCCAAGACCGTCGCGCGGATGGTTTCGCCGTTCGGGCGCGCGTTGTCGGCGGGGCAGCTGAAGTTGATCCGGGCCTAGTCGCACCAGCCCTGCCGCTGACCGCCATCATAGGGTCGCCCCAGCCCGTGGTGGGCCAGCAGGTCCGCTAGGTCGATCCCGTCCACCTCGACCCGGGCCACCACTCGGCCCCCGTACCGGCCCCATTGCGGATCACAGAACCGGACATCCGAGGCGGCCGAAAGCCGCTCGATCACGAAATCGCGGGCCTGGAGGGCAAGGGTCCGCTCGGCCTCGCAACGCCCTCTGATCTCGGGCGTATCGATGCCGGCCAACCGGACCGCCATTCGGGCGATCTCATCGGCCAGGCCCGGCATCGCGATGTAGACCGTATCGCCATCGTAGGCGAGCCGCCCGCCCGGTCCCTCTCTGAGGGGCCAGGAATAGCATCCAGCCTCCGCAGCCCCAGCGAGGAACAGCATGACGATCATCTGCGCGATCAGCGATGGAACACGAACGATCATTGGCAGCGATACTCTCGCGGTTTCGACCAACGGCGACAAAAGCTATACGGGACCGAAGTGGGTATTGGCAGGCCCGTGGGCCATTGGGATTGCGGGACCGCTCTATTACCACCGTGTGGTCCAAGCACATCGTGAGGATGTGGCGGGACGGCTCAATTCCGCGGATGAGCCGTCATGGGGGTTGGCTGTTGCTCTGGCCGCGTTGTTCAAGGAACACGAGTGTAAGCCTCGCGGCGATGACTACGGGGCACTGTTTTGGGGCGGCTGGTTCATGCTTGCCGATGCAAAACGGATCTGGACGTTTGACAGCACGCTTTCGTCGGTCCAGGCGCCAACCGGCACCCTGGCGGCCGAAGGATCGGGCTGCGACTTTGCCAAAGGCGTCGCTTTCGCCGTGAAGCACGAGCCGGCGGACCGTCAGGTCGAGACGGCCATCAAGGCTGCGATGGAATTCGACAACGGTTGCGGCGGCGAGGTCTGGACCCACGAACTGAGGTAGCGACATGGCAGCAGCATCCAAGGCCCCGGCGCGCAAGATCCTGAAAGCGGCGATCAGCGACAACGGCAGCGTGTCGGTACGCAAGATCGCCAACGGGTACATCGTGACCGAGAGCAAGAGCACGGCGCGCAGCTTTACGTCCAAGGAGACCTTCAGCCCGTCCAAGCCGAAGATCGAAATCGGCTGATGGGGATCAAGGAGGCCTTGCAGGGCGCCGCACAGGCGGCCATCGCGGCGACGGGCAACATCGCCGTCAGCACGAATTATCATGCCCATGTGTCGACCGCCTATGACGCCAGCGCGGGCACGGACACGACCACGTTCACGACGGTCACGGGGGTCAAGGTCGTGTTCGACGAATTCCGCATCGGGCAGATCGACGGGCAGTCGATAAAGCCTGAGGACAAGCGCGCCTTCGTGGCCCAGAAGGATATCCCGGGCGTGACTCCGGGCGCCAATGACCAGATCGGGCACGGCGGCCAGACGTGGGAGGTGCAGCGGGCCAGGGTCGACCCGGCGGGTGCGCTCTGGGACCTGCAGGTCAGGCGCCCCTGATGCCGATCCGCAATACCGTCGCGGCGTTCGAGGCCGACCTGCGCAAGTTCGCCGAGCTGGTGCAGGTCGACATCCGCACGGTGCGCCGCAAGGTGTCCCTTGACCTGTTCGAAAAGGTCAGCCGCCGCAGTCCGCGCGACACCGGCCGATTCGTCTCGTCGTGGGCCATGTCCGATACCGCGCCCAGCAGTTTCGAGGCGCCGGACGGTCAGGCGTCCTACCCCGCCCGGGGCAACGTCACGGCGTCCTTTGTGCTGCCGTTCGACAAGACCTGGGTCGTCAACAACCTGGCCTATGCGGAGCCGCTGGAATTCGGGCATAGCAAGCAGGCCCCGGCCGGGATGGCGCGGATCGCGGTCGCCGAGGAAGAGGCCGAAATCGGCGCAAGGGTGGAGCGGCTGCGATGAGCTTCGCCGATGAACGCCGGGCGATCGAGCAACGGTTCGAGGATAACTTCACCGCCCTTGCGGCGAGCCGGATCAAGTATGAGAACCAGCGGTTCACGCAGCCGACCGAGGGCGCCTGGGTCGCGCTGACGATCCTGACCGGGGACGGCATCCAGGCGTCGATCAATACCAGCCCCCTTAACCGCTATCCTGGCGTCATCCAGATCGACATCCGGGTGCCGGAGGATACCGGCACCGCCACCGCCCGCACCCATGCCGACACCATCGAGGCGATCTTCCGCAACCAGCAATTCAGCGCCGCCGCCTCGGGGATCATCAAGACCCGCACACCATCGATCACGACGCGCGGGGTCATTGATGGCTGGTACACGCTGACCGTCTCCGTCCCCTATATCCGCGACAAGATCTTCTAGCCGCCCCACGGCATTGGAAGGGAACTTATGGCCGATACCAATCGCGTGAAAGTCCGCTATGCGCGTGAGACCACCTGGGGCGAGGCGGTCGTCAACGGGCCGGCGGCGACCGAGTTCCGCCTGACCGGCGAGACCTTGCGGCACGCCAAGCAGACCGTCGTCAGCCAGGAAATCCGCAGCGACCGGCAACGCGCCGACCTGCTGGAGGTCGGCCAGAGCGGGATCGGCGACCTGCAATTCGAGCTCACCTATGGGGAGTTCGAATCCTGGTACGAGACCGCGCTGCGCGACACCATCGTCTCGACCACCAAGGCCGAGGCCTCGACCACCTTCGCGGCGTCGACCATTACCGGGGTGGTCCTGACGCAAAGCTACAACGCTTTCGTCGCCGGGCAATGGGTCATCATCGGCGCCGATGGCAACGCGAACGACAACGCGGTGGCGCAGGTGGTGAGCGCCACCTCGTCGGTCCTCTCGATCACCGGCACCACGTTGACGGCCGGGGTGGCGAGTTCCAACGTCACCGGCCGGACACTGGCCAACGGCACCACCAAGACCAGCTTCTTCGTCGAGGCGGATTTCGAGGATCTGACCGGCATCAAGTATTTCAGCGGAGTCCGGCCCGACCAGGCCTCGATCGCGGTCCAGTCGCAGCAGATCGTCACGGGGGTGTTTTCGTGCCAGGCCAAGCGTGGCTTCACGGCCTCGACCTCCGTGGCCTCGACGGTCGTCACCAGCGCCGGCGCCACCACGCCGATGACCGCGGCGGTCAATGTCGGCACCATCCTCGAAAACGGCGCCCTGATCTCCGAAGACGTTCAGTCGATCACGCTGCAGTTGGCGAACAACATGCGCCAACGACCCAGGGTCGGCGATAAGACCAGTGCGGAGCATGGGGATGGCGGGGTGGATGTGACCGGCAACCTGACCCTCTACACGGGGTCGAACCTCAATCTCTACGGCAAGATGATCAACCACACAGCCACGGCGCTGAGCATGAAGTTCAAGGACGATGCGGGCAACGTCATCGTGATCAGCCTGCCCAAGACCCGCTATTCGGACGGCGACCCCACCACCCCGGGCCAGGACCAGGATGTGTTCCTGCCGCTCAATTTCACCGCGACCATCGATCCGGTCACGGGAAAGACCATCCGGATGGATTTCCTACCCGTTCAGTAACCGCCCCCGAGATCTCCGCGCGGAGTAGGCCGCCGGTTCCGTTACTTCTGGCTTCGGCCGTGGGGCGGTGCGGGACCGGCGGTCGCCCTTTGGAGCCCCACCATGGATATCAAGACCTCCTTCGCCGACCCCAAGAACGAAGTCCAGGGCGTCTGGATGGATTACCGGGACGGCAGCCGGGTCAAGTTGGCCCGCTTGGGCAACCCGGCATTCCAGAAGCTGTTCGACAAGATGCGCCGGCCGTATCTGGACATGATCCGCCGCGACAAGATGCCGCCGGAACGCGAGACCCATATTCTATGCCAGTGCTACGCCCGGACCCTGCTACTGGATTGGGAGGGGTTCGAGGATGGCGGCAAGCCGCTGCCGTATTCGGAAGACGCCGCCGAGCGCCTGCTGGTCGCGCACATGGATTTCCGCAACGACGTCACCCGGTTGGCGGCCGAAGAGGAATTCTTCAAGCGCCAGACGGTCGAGGATTCGGAAAAAAACTCATCGAAACGCTCCGCTGGGAACTCCAATACGGGGAGCGGCGCGAGTGGTTCGAAGCCCGCCTGATCCAGAGCGGCCGGCCCGACCGGGAACTGCTGGAGCGGCCGGAGCTCTACGATGATCTAAGGTGGGTCTGGGAAGCGTTCTTCGCCCTGAGCCCCTCGCGGCCGGTCTCGATGGACATCGGCGCGATCCCGCTGTCGGAGATCGTGGCCTATCTGGGCATCCACGATATCCAGGATCCCGAGACCGGGCAGGAGTTCATGCGGCTGATCCGGGCGATGGATGGCGAGTTCCTGATCTGGCACCGGGAGAAGCCGGCCAAGCCGCGCTGAGTCCTACTTGACGCGCCGGATACGCGCCGGGGGCTCGATCTCGCTGCGGCAATGCGGGCACCGGGTGGCCTCGCGCTTGACGAACTCGGCGCATAGCGGGCACTTGACCCGCCCCTCCCGCATCGCCGCCCACTCGATCGCCTGCGGGGTCCGGTCCATCGCCAGCGCGTGGATGATCGCCACAGGCCAGATCACGACCCCGTAGCAGAACCAGAGAAAGCCGTTCCGGCCCTTGCCGCTCGCGATGTGGGCCGTCAGGCCACCCATCACCAGCAAGACGATCAAGATCATTTCCATGCCTGAAATTGTCCCGCAGCGGCGGCGGCAAGTCAATTATGAGTCAACCGGGAGTCGTAATGGCATTCGAAACCGGCTTGCGCGTCTTCGTCGACAGCACCGGCGCCCGGACGGGCTCGGCGCAGGTCAAGCAGTCTATGGCCGGCGTTGCCGTGAGCGCGCGCCAGATGCAAGCGGGCGTCACGGGCGCCTTCGATGGGCTCCGGCGGACCATCTTTTCGCTGCAGGGCGCGATGGTGGGCCTGGGCGCGGTATTCGCGGCGCGTGAATTCGTCAGGGCGGTCGACACGTTCACGCTCGTCGAAAGCCGGCTGAAGCTCGTCACCAGTTCGACCCGTCAGTTGACCGCCGTCACGGAGGATCTGTTCGGTATCGCGCAGCGAACGAGGTCGGAATTCGAGGCGACCGGCGAACTTTACGCCCGGCTCGCGCGGAACACCGAGAGCCTCGGACTCGCACAGTCCGATTTGCTGGGCATTACCGAGACGGTCAACCAGGCGATCCAGGTATCGGGCGCCACCGCGGCCGAGGCATCGGCGGGCGTGATCCAGTTCTCGCAGGGCTTGGCCTCTGGCGCTCTCCGGGGCGACGAACTGCGATCGGTCCTGGAGCAGTTGCCGCGCCTCGCGAGGGCCATCGCGGACGGGCTTGGTGTCACGATCGGCGAGCTTCGCGATCTGGGCGCCGAAGGCGAACTGACGGCCGACAAGATCACCCGGGCCCTGCTGGACCAGGCGCCGCAGATCGAACGCGAATTCGGCCAGATCGAACGCACGGTCGGCGGCGCCCTGACTCAACTCGGAAACGACTTCGACCTGCTGGCCAGCGACGTCGACAAGGCATTCGCGGCGACGGATGCGTTCAAGTCGCTCATCGACGATCTCAGGGCCGTGCTGGCCGATCCGGAGTTGTTGCGCCTGCTGGAAAATCTGGGTCGCGGGTTCGGCGGTCTCGCGGCGTTGAACGAACGCATACTTTCGGTCTTGCCGGGGCTCAGTGGGCTGTCGAACCTCGATCTCGGGACCATCAATCGGGGCGTCGAGGCCGTATTCCCACAAGGGGGAGATGTGGCGCGGCTGAGGGAATTGGAGGAGACGCGGTCCGCCCTGCGAGGCCTCATACAAGACCCGCTCACGCCGCCCGAGGGCCGCGCAAATGTCGTCAGACTGATAGCGCCGATCACCGCGGAGATCGAGCAGCTGATCGGCGCCGCGATGGCCGCGCAGGGGGCCATGGCGGGGTTCGGGGAAGAGACCGGCGCTGCTGCCGGCAAGGTTGAGACGCTCGACCAGGACATCGTGAAGCTGATCGACGATCTGCGCTTCGAAGTCCAGCAGGTCGAGGCGTTGCGCGCCGCGCAGGGACTCGGCGAGCAGCAGGTCGAGGCGACGATCATATCCCTTGAGGCCGAGCGCGCGATCCGCAAGGCCGGCTCAGACATCACCGCCGAGCAGGCCGACACGATCCGGGATTTGACCAAGGCCCGGGTCGAGGGCGAACGGGAGATCGACGAGTTCAATCGGGCCGAGCGGGAGGCGGCCAGGGCGGCGGAGGAGACGACACGCGAACTGGAGCGGCAGCGCGAGGAACAGGAGCGACTGCTGCGGCGGCCGTTCGAAAACGCCCTCGACGGCATCCAGGCCGCCTTTACCGATACGTTCGAAACGATCTTCGACGGCGGCGTCCGGTCATTTGGCGACCTGGCCGACGTGATCAAACAGATATTCATCCGGTTGGCGGCCGAGGTTGCGACCCTGCTGGTGTTCCGGCCCGTGGTGGGCAACATCCTGGGCTCGGTCGGTCTGGGCGGCATCGGCCAGTCGCTGGGCCTCGGCGGCGGGCCCGGTGGTTTCGGTGGGCTGGGCGGTCTTGGCTCGGGCACGCTGGGCGGGTTCGGTGGCCTCAACCAATTCGGGTTCAACAATCTCGGCACCGGCCTGCCGGGGCTCGAGGGCGGTCTGACCGGCGCGACGCTGGGCAATATCCTCGGCTCCGCCGGCCTCGGTTTCGCCGGCGGCGGCATCTTGGCCAGCCTCACCGGCGGCAACCAGCTCGGCGGATCTGTCGGCGGCGGAATCGGGGCCGCGCTCGGCACGGCCCTGTTCCCGCTCGCTGGGCCCTTGGCCCCAATCCTGGGCGGCCTGGGCGGCTCGCTGCTCGGCGGGCTGTTCGGCGGCGGCCAGAGCACCGAGTTCAACAGTGTCGGGGTCGACCTGTCGACAGGTGCTGTCACCACCGGCACGTCGGAGATCCGCAGCGGCGCGGGCTCGCAGAATGCCGCCTTGGCGCAGCAACTTGGCGAGACCTTCGCCAACGATATCGCGCCGGCCCTCTTGGCGGCGCTCGGCGGCACCCTGCCGGCCGGTGCCGGGACGTTCTTCGGGGTTTCCACCCTTGGCGTCCAGACCGGCGGGCTCGGCGGCGCGCCGACTGGCTTCGGCCTCACCCCAGATCAGGCGCTGCTGGAGGCGACGCGGCGGCTGGCCAGCATTGCGGAGGGCGTACCGGAGGCGTTGCGCGCCGCGATCGCCGCCAGCTCCGCCGCCACGGTCGAAGGCCTGCTGTCGGACATCGATCTGGCACAGATGATTCTCGGCGACGGACGCGGCCCGACGCTGCAGGACGCAATCGAGCCGATCAAGGAGCAGCTGGCCGAATTGACCGAGCGGGGCTTGGCGCTGGGCTTCAGCTTCGACGAGGTGACGGCGGCGGTCGACCGGACCCGGGACGCGCTGATCGACGACCTGCTGGGCGGTATCCTGGCATTCCAGACCGCGCTCGGCATATCTCAATTCGCGCCGGTGTCGCCCATTGAGCGGTTCGGCCTTGCCCAGCAGGCCTTTGACGAATTGACCGGCCAGGCGCGCGCGGGCGACCTCGGGGCCATCGATGCATTCCCACGCGCGGCGCAGGAATTCCTCGCCATCGCGCGTGACTTCTTCGCCTCCGGGCCCGGGTTCGTGGACGTGTTCCAGGATGTGAACCGCACCTTGAATCAGATCCTCGATCTCGGCAGTTTCCAACACGGCGGTAGCGTCACCATCCCCGGCGGCGGCGGGCCGGACAGCCGGATCGGCATCGGGCGGTTCGCGCCCGGCGAGACCCTCACGGTGCGCCGGTCAGGCGAGACGGATGGTGTTGTGGCGGCGGTCGACCGGGGCAGCCGCACGACCGCACGGGCCAGCCAG